ACCGCCGCAAGGGCCGCTTCGCGACCTCGAAGACCGAGGAACAGGGGCTCTCGATTCTCTTGTCGAGTGCCGACACCGAGAACTCGTTTCTCGAAACCCGGGTCCGGGAAATGGAGCAGTCCGGGGACACCGGAGTCTATCTGGTCTCGGGGACAAAAATCTCGATCAAGAGACACCAGTACTCGAAGGAAGAATTTTACGTCTTTCGCGGCGACGCTTACTTCAATCCCTTTGTCGTCGATGAATACCACAAAGACCAGTTCTACAAGTACATCGACTCCCAGGGGTACTCGCACGAAGACATACCCTGGGAGAGCAAAGAAGAGTTTTGCGGAAAGAGCCCCAACACATTTGTTGCCATCCCCGAGGACTTCCGCAGAACATTTGTCACGGACCCCGTGGGCTCCCTGAAGGAAATCGCGGGTATCGCCGTGAAGTCCTCGGGCAAGCTCTACGACTCCAAGGAGAAGTGGGATCAAGCCCTGGCCAACGGAGCCCGGCTTGGACTCCGGCATCCCTTCACGGAACCCGAGTTCGTGATCTCCACGGGTGACGACCGTCGCATTGAGAACTACTATATTCCCGGGGTAGTGAACTGGGGAAAATGGGATTACTTCTTTCGCATCGACCAGTCGCTTGTCAAAGACGGAACCGGGTTATCCTGCGTTCACGTTGAACCGATCTCCGCAACTGATCCCCGGCCTTTCCTGGTCGTGGATTTCATGGTGAGAATCTTGCCCCCAGAGAAGCCCAACGAAATCGACCTCTTCAAAATCCACACCTTCATCGCGTACCTGAAGAAGACCCATAGAATCAGAATCAGGCAAGTGAGCACCGACCAGTACCAGAGTGCACAGGGTCGCCAGTATTTTGAGAAAATCGGAATTCCAGCGGAACTCTATTCCGTGGACCGCGGCGACGAAGCCTACCTGGACTTCACGTATATGCTCAATGCCGTACTTGTGGCGTTCTACGAACACGAGGTCTTTCGCTTCGAGTTTTTCAACCTCCGGCATGACCGTGCCGACCGCAAAGTCGATCACCCGAAGACCGTTGGGGGTAAGAGAGGCAGTAAGGATATTTGCGACTCCGTAATCGGCGCATCATCTTTGGCCATGTGCTTCTTTATGAACCGGAAGCGCGGCGTTATAGCCGTGGACACCATCAGGGAGTACGCGCGCTCCATGGCCATGGAAAAATACTCGAATGAGATTTCCTACTTCGGGGACTACATATCCGAGAAGCAGTACAGCGAGTCCCAGGTGGAGAAACTCGCGGGAAAGCACAAGAAAAAGTACGGGGAATTCATAGAAAAGTACAGGGCGATAATGGCTCCGCGAAGATAACCCGCGTTTATCATATAGTGTACGCCCGGTTTCAGAGGTTCGGAGAGGAGATACAGATGGAATCCATAGACGTTGTGAAGTTGATACTCAAGGACTACCCGAGGATTTCCGCGCGTTTTCGCGAAGACGCCGAGGTCTTTGACCTGGCCTTCGTGGAAGCCAAGACAAAGAACCTGGTTTCCCGCAGCTATTCAACGCTGCCCGGTGTGCAGGGTGTGTTTCAAGTCGCTCCCAAGGTCGTCGCTGACCCGATTTCCTTCGAGGACTTCGAGCAGATGCTCATTCAAATCAACAGTTCTTTGGGGAGTGCGTGACCGTGACAGCGTTGAAGAAATTTGTTGAAGCCATCAACTCCGCGATCCCCTCCTATGAGAAAGATTACTCCGAGGGCGCTATTCCCTTTTTCACCTACAGGGAAGAGAACTACGGCTCGGAGATCGGCGTAGGGGAGATCATCGAGAACCGTGATCTCTGTATTTGCTTTCTCCCGCAGGGTGATGACTACGTGCTTTTTTCTGCTACGGGCATCGCCGAGAAACTCACTCCCGTGATCTCCAAGAGGTTCCCGCAGGACATGATCCTCGAAAATCTCATGGAGCTTGAGTACTACTTGATGGATACCGTAGAAAAGGTGGAAGCCTATGCCTAATTTTGAGGACTCCAGGAAAAAAGCCCGTGGACTCATCAAGGACTTGTTCACGAGGAACCTCGCGACGAAGAACGCCGCAAGAATTCTCACGGAATACACCCGGCTTTCCATGGAGTACACGTCGGCGCGCAAAGACTACATGGCCATGTGTACGGACCCCCTTGTCAGCGGGTCTCTCATCATTCTCACCGACGACGCCACGACCTACGCACCGGGAACCGGGAAGCGCGTCTGGGTTGAAGCCAAGGACAAGAATCTTGAGAAAGAGTGTAACGATCTTCTAAACGCCTTGAACCTCGAAGAGCGCAGCTACCAGTACATCTTCGAGGCCGCGCTCTTCGGCACCAAGCGTATGTGGCTCCAGTTCGAGGACGACGAAGAGTGTACTGGCGGTGTCATCGGGATTAACGATCACATGGACTTGGCCGAGGCTTGCCCGATGGAGAACAACGGGCAGATCGTAGGCCACTACATACCCGAGGACGACGACGTAGTTCCCCCCTGGAGGATGCTGGAGATAAAACTCCCCTACATGCCCGTGTCGGAACTCACGAACGCCATCACCGTCGAGAAATTCAAAGTCGATGACGAAGAAGTAGACAATACCTACGTCCCCGGGACATCATTCCTTGAGACCTCCAGGAGAACCTGGCGCAATCTCAGACTCATGGAAGACGCGATGACCATGCTCCGCTTGGACAAAGGCCCGACTCGCCACGCCTTTATGATCCAAGTCGATGACCTGGACTCCACGGAGTCCGTGGAACTCCTGGCGCTCTACAGGGCGATGATCGAAGACGACACCTCGTTCTCCATGGACTCCGGACTTCAGGTCAACTACAACAAAACCGGGTACAACAACGACCTCTACATACCCGTGCGCGGGAACGTCAACGACTTCAAAATCGAGGAACTCAGCGGCGGTGAAACCGATGTTGGGCGCATCGTGGACATCGAGTACTTCCAGAAGAAGATCGCCGCCAGTCTCGGGGTCCCCCTGGACTACCTGGGTTTCGAGGAGGGACGCGGGGGCATTGGCGACAACTCTTTGCTTCGCCGGGAACTCAGGTACGCGCGTACCGTGAAGAAGCTCAAGAAGTCTTTTATGAACTTCGTCAAGGACCTGTGCTTGATCCACTTGTACTCCTTGGGGAACAACGTCAACGAGTCCACGTTCAAGGTCTGCATGGACACCCCGAGTACCGCCGAAGACGAAGAGCGCTACACTGCCCTCGACAAACAGATGCGGGCGTTCTCTACTGCCTGGGCGCTCTTCGACCGCGTGGACTTCGAGATCGACAAGAAGTACTACCTTGAGTACTTGATGACGAGTATTCTCTCTATGCCGGGTTTCAACGTCAACAAGTTCTTGAAGAACCCGCCCAAGAGTCTCGCGCAGATCGCCGATGAGTCCAAGGACACCATTGAAAACTTCCGGCCCTCGGACAAAAACAGACACCACTGGGCGGCCCCCCTTATGGGAAAAGTGAACAAAGATTTGAAGCTCGTTAAAGAGAACCGCATAGGAACTCTGAGCCTTGAGGGGGTTAAGCTGAGTCTCGACGAACTCCAGGTTTTGATGGAGACCGGGAGAGCCGATGTGGAATTCGCGATTTCCCCCGACGACTACGGGTTCTCCGTGAGACCGCATATCTGCGTGGAAGCCGGAAAGCTGGAGAGGAATGTTCCCGTGTCCGCGGTCAAGCACCTGACGTTCGCGATCCCCGGGGTTATCCGCTACCAAGAACTCAAGGCCGTCGGCGACGGCCCCGTGGCCTGCGTGGAGAAAGTCTACGCGGGGAGAAAGATAAACGTGCTCTCTGGGGAGAGCGCCGTGCGGGCACTTCGCTACTTCGTAGAAGGGCGTGAATTCAACGTAGACGTTCACGCAGAAAAATAAATGGTTAGGAGAATGTTATGTCAGAGAAAACCGTAGATGTTCGCGAGATGGAAGAATGGAAGACCCGGGTAGAGGAAGCCAGCGCTCCCCAGGACCCCTCGGAGGTCTTTCTTTTCCTGGAGTCGGTGTCCACTACCTACGCCGACAGATTCAGCAAGCCCTTTCAGGAGGTTTGCGCGAAGTACGCAAAGAAGCAGCTCGACGAGGGTCTCCTCGGAGACGACCTCAAGCGCGTTGACGTGCTCTACTCAATGTTCCGCGGTAAGGTCTCCCCGGAAGAAGATTTCGAGCAGGGCATCGAGGACAGCGAGGAAGTCTACGAGGCCATCGAGGATTTCCTGGAGAAAAACAGCGAAAAAGTCGAAGCCTGGGACGGCCTCGCCCACGGGGATAAAATCAATTTGATTATCGCCGCCCTCAGCGCGCTCCCCGCTAAAGAGAGTCTCATTGGCGTCGAGCTCTCGACCGCGCTCTCCTATCTCTACGAGGGACCCGATGTCTACAAGGAGAACCCCTTTGAGTTCTCCTTCGAGGACAGTCTCCCCGAAGAGGAAGAAGAATACGAGGAAGACTACGAGGACCCCGCGCAGGAACCCGAAGAGCTCCCCCGGGAATCCAGTGACGACGAAGAGGACTTTTCCTTCAAGGGAGTGCTGTGATGAATCCCGAGACCTCTGTAAAGAGATTTCTCGAAGACGGGGATGTCTCGTACCTTATTGAGAGGTTTCGGGTCATCTCCCCGGAGACCACCACGAAGTCCCGGGCCGTGGAATCCCTGTCACTCGGTGACGACTACAAGTCCGTGATCCGTGCCTGGGCAGACGAGGATGTCCGCAGGATCGCCGCCAGGGTCACGGAGTTACAAACCAAGGCCGTGCTCTCGGACTTGGATAAATTTGAGATCGGCTACTTGAAGCAGAAGCTCAGGAGGGTGTAATGGGCGAGAAGAAACAGTTTTTGATCGAGGCTCTACCCGAGCCCGCCATCGAGATCATCACGGAGTACGACCCCGCGATACAGAAAATACCGAATTCCATTGGCATCGTGGAGTCCGTACTCGGGCACACCGAGAAGGTAAACAAAAACCTGCGGCTGTACTCCAAGGAGCAGTTTTGGATACCCTTGATTACAAAGAACGAGCGCTTCAAGTTCGACCTTGAGAACAAACGTCTTTTCGGAGAAACCGATCATCCCGAGCAGGCCGTGGGTTCCGCTACACGCATTTCCCACATCACGACCTCGGTGTGGCTCGACGACGACGGCTACGTCCGTGGCCGTCACGAACTCCTGCCGACCCCCGCTGGCAAGCTCATGGCGATTCTCATGGAAGCCGGGGTGAAGTACGGCGTAAGCTCCCGGGCTCTGATCGAGTCTGAGTTCGACGCCAACAACATCGAGATCGTAGACGGAGCCACGGCAGAAATTTTCGGCTGGGACTTTGTCATCGACCCCTCGACGGTCAATGGTTTCGTGACATCGTACACGCCCCTGCAAGCCAAGGGTGTCGAGGAAGCCCTGGCTCCGCTTTCCGAGAGCTACAAACGGGACCAGGTCTTTGGTCTCATGGCTCCCGTCGTGGAGAAGTACCGCAGGGAAAAGGGGCTCGCTCAGGAACGCCTCGTCAAGGGGCTCGCAAGGAAAGCCATGCAAACCACGGATACGCGCCGCGTGAAGAAAGTCGTGGCCCGGGGGGTTGAGTCCTTCAGCAGGCCGTCGCTGGTCGCCTATGAACGGCTCCGTGGAGAACGGGACACCGTGAAGAAAGCTCTCCGGGAGAAGCTCTCGGTGAACTCCGGGAAGACCTCCGTGGCCTATGAAGACCAGAATGTCTTCGACCGCATCGACGCCCTGAAGCGAAAGCTCGACGATGCCCAGGGTCAGCGGGACACCCTTCAGGAGAACTACGCAAACGACCTCACGTCTTTCCAGGAAACCACGGAGTCCCTGGCCGCCGCCAAGGAAGCCCTGCTCGAACTCCGGAAATACGCGCTCAAGCTCGACGGCGAGAACACCGAGCTCCGGGCCAGGATACGCAAGGAGAACGCCATCGAGTCTCTGACGAAGAAAATCGAATCCGTGCAGCACCTCCCCGGGGTTGTTCACGAGGCCGCCGTTGAGAAGCGCGTGGCCGTGGAATCCGACGGAGTCGCGACAACTGGAGGCAGGATCAGCAAGTCAATGATCGCGAAAGCGATTCGATAAAATTTTTTACCCGGCGTTTATCATATAGCATATCCGGTGTTACCGGCAGTATGGCATCATACATTTTTTCAGGTGGTATTTTATGGCTACAAAAGTTGTGGACAAACGCCGGAACTACGAGCTGGCGATTGAACGCGCTCAGGAGCTTGGACGCCGGAAGTGGAACGCCGATATGCGCGCGGTCAACGCCGTGTACCGGACGAAACACGGGTCTGACCTCCCGGCGTACAAAGAGGCCGCGATTGCCCTGGGTCTGGAGTCCCTGGACTCCCATTTCCGGAGCAACTACGGTCAGAACTACAGGACGGCAATGGAATCCGGAACCTATCCGGAGAACGTGTCCTCCTTCATTCATCACGGGTTCGGTGCCGTCGCGGCTCTGATCTCGAACCTCAGCATCGACGAAGTCATCTCCATGCAGAGCATGGATCGCCGTGTCGGCGAGCTCTTCTACATTGACTTCGTGGCTTCCGAGACCAAGGGCAGCGTCGCCGCAGGTGACAAGCTCTTTGGTTACCTCAATGGCCCCGCTGCGGGTCGTGGTTATTCCTCGAAGCGCGTCCCCAATGAGACCATCGGAACCGGCGACGGTACTGAGGTTACATTTGCCTTCACCCTTCAGTGGCTCCCCGTGCTCCCCGGCAACCTCGCGATCACCGCGGGTTCCGTTGTCGCGGTCTTCAATGAAGCCGGTGTGGGTTCCGGTACTGGTGTCACCTCGGCTTCCGTTGATTACGCCACGGGTGTGGGTACGATCACCTTCAGCGCCGCCGTTGCCAATGGTGCCGCGGTGCTCGCAACCTACGCATATAACATGGACCGGAGCTACCCCGCTGGCATCAACCTCGATGTCACGAGTATCCCGATCATGGCCGAAAGCCGCAGGCTGCGGACGAACTGGCTGCTTGAAGCCGGTATCGACTACGAGAAAGCCCACGGTCGCAGCGCCGACGAGGACCTGCTGAAAGCCGCTGTTGGTGAGATCGAGAAGGAAATCTCGGAAGAAGTTTACGAAGCCCTTTTGGCCGGTGCTACCGGAGGCAGCGCGACCTTCGACACCACTCCGACCTCGGACATGATCCGGGTTTCCGACTGGAATCACCAGATTTACGACTTCGCGGTCAGCGTTCGCAACGACATCTACAACAGCACCCGCCACGGTTTCGGTAACGTCATCGTCGGTGGTCTGGATTTCTGCAACATCGTCGAAGCGCTCCCCGACACCCTGTTCACTGGTGAGACCTACGGTAGCGAAGCCCCCGTTGGCCCGCACTTCATCGGGACCCTGGGCAAGAACTTCCGCTGCGTGAAGAACTTTGGTTACGACGAGGACAAGGCTCTCATGGCCTACAAGGGCAGTGACAACCTCCGCGCCGGGGCCGTGTTCTCCACGTACATTCCGCTGTACACCACGAACCCCGTGGCTCTCGACGACACCAAGGTGCGCCGTGGCCTGGGTCGGGCCGACGCCTTCGAGATCGTCAACCCCGATATGTACGCGGTCATCACTCTCGCCGATGTCCCGAATCCGTAATACGTGATTCACTGAGGGGAGAGAGGAAACTCTCTCCCCTTGTTTTCTTTTTCAAAAAAACTGGTTAAGAGGTTAAACATGGGAATTTTCAATACTGGTACACCCGATAACGCCCCACAGGATAACGCTCCCGAGTACACCCCGGAGCCCATCCTCCCCGATGTCCCTCCCCCCGTGCAGACGTTTCCGACTCCCGTGGCTCCCGCCATTGGTTACCCGAAACCTCAGTTCGCTCCGAACGTCGGTGGGATCACAAGCAACAAAGAGCCGAAGCTCCAGGTGATGATTAAAAACAGCACCGAAAAGACCGAGACCTTTTTCTCTGGCCGTGACCGTATGCGGATTCCCGCCGGTGGTTACTTTGGCCCCGCACAGGTTTCCATGCGCGTCGTCACTCTCTACGCGACCAAACCCGGGTTCAAAGTCATCCAAGAGGGAACCCCTGAGTTCGTGGCTGCACAGAAGGAGTCCAGGGCCTACGTCCCCGTCGATCCCATTCAGCGGAGGATGGCGAGGCAGAAGGAACTCGCGGCAACCCGGAAGAACATTCTCTTCGGGTCGAATTAGTTTTTGACAACAGTGGAGCCTCCAGGAAAACCACTGGAGGCTTTTTTCATATAGGGGGATTTCCAAATTGCTTAACAGGCTTGAGACCGTTACCCGAGAATCCCTGAAACAAGAGACCCTTGACCGCTATTTCCCCGCGCAGTTTTTCATCGAGCAGAACGACAAGTCCGGAATTGACTTGGCGATCAGGAACAGCATTGATAGATTCAACGAGCTCGTGTACATGCCGAGGATCGTCGAGGCCCCCGCGGCTGACCGCATCACACTCCCTGCGGACGTAGAGACTATTCTCCGCGTGGAATTCAACCAGCAGATGTCGCAGTCCCAGGGTCTCTACGGCCCCGACGCCATGCCCTTGAGTTTCCAGTCCCAGGTCTCGGGATTCATTAACGAGAACCTGATGATGCGCTCCATGCAGATTCAGATGATGAAGCGTAGCGCGAACGTCGGCGCAAGGTTCAAAGCCGTTGACGGCACACTGTTCCTCCATGACATCCCCACGGGAGCCACGACCGCCGTGGTCTACTACACGCCGAAGTTCAACCGCGACGGCACTGAGTTCTCCCTGTACTCCCGGGAAGCCCGTTGGCTCAGGGACTACATCTTCTACCTTGCACTGCAACGCGAGGGGCGTATGCTGCAATTCAACAAGTACCTCGACGTTGATACCCCCGCCAGCGACTTGCTCGACGAAGCCAACGAGAACCTTGAGAAGCTCGAAGAGATGATGAAGAACCGCGCGATTTTCTCCATGCTGAGGAGCTGAGTCCCTATGGTCTCCTCCGTAGACAGAGTTCTCAGTATCTACCGAAAATACCAACGACTGAAGGGAACCCCTTACGCACTGGAGATGGTGAACTTCTTCAGCAAAGACGTGGGACTCCGGGAGTACGTGAAAAAATCACTGGCCGTTGAATTCACGGTCGGAGAAGTTCTCCAGGGTGTAGACGGGGAGTTCATCCACCACGACGAACACCTTGAATACCTTGAGGGAGTCAGCATCCCGGAGATCGTGGACATCGTGGGCTGGTCCGTGGTATGGAAAACCCAGTCCAGCGGTGAGCACAGCAAAGCCACGCGCAGTACCTTCTACCAGCAAAAAGTGAAGTTCGCGGATATGTTCACCATGCTCCGCAGATACAAGGACAGGACCAAGCGGGTATCCGAGGAAGAACTCAGGGATGCCATCACCCTGGCGTTGTACGAAGGTGACATCACGGTTTACTGCGAGTGCCCCGCCGCGAGGTTCTTCTACAGGTGGGTGCAGGGCCAGCTCGGCATCGCCTACGGGCGCTACGATCAGTACGCCTTGAACAACGCCCCGGACATCACGAACCCCGAGAGAAAAGGCGACACCTGCAAACACATGGACTACGTTCTGTCTTTGATCCCCAGTGAATTCGAGACCAAGATCGTCGATAGTTTCTACGAAACCTGGAAATCAGGAAAGAGGTTATATTCATAATGGCTGACCTCCTTTTTCACAAAGCATACAAAGTCCGGTTGTACCCCACTGAGAAGCAAAAAGCTCAGATCGACACAACTATCCACTGCTGTCGCTTCCTCTACAATCGGATGCTCGCCGAGCGCATAAAAGTGTATGAAGAGCTGAAAGACAACAAAGAAGCCCTCTACGCCCATAAGTATCGGAGCCCCGCTGACTACAAGAAAGAATTTCCATTCCTCAGAGAAGCGAGCTCTTGGGCACTGAATAATGAAACAAGGTTTTTGCAGGCAGCGTATAGGGGATTTTTTAGACGGAATAAACTTGTCGGTATCCCATCTGGATTTCCGAAATATAAATCCCGTAAAAAAGATAGATGGTCTTATACTGACTACTCCAGTATGAATATCCCGAGAATTAAATGTTCAAAACTTACACTCAATAAGCTCCCCGGAGTAAAATTCAGGGGTCTCAGTTCCAGCTTTCGTGGAAAAATAAAGAGCGTGACCGTAGTCAAGGAAAGAGACGGAAGGTACTACGCTTCTATCCTGACTGAGTTCGATGCCCCCGACAAAAAGGTCAGGGCCTGCGACGGAGTCGTTGGCGTCGATCTCGGACTCAAGGAATTTGCTACACTCAGTACGGGTGAACAGATCGGCGGTATAAAATATCCGATGCAGGCCCTTGATAAAAAGATCAGGAAGCAACAGCGACACCTTTCTCGTAAGATGAAATGCAGTCATCGCAGGGAGAAGTGCGGGACCAAGTTGAATAGGTTGTGGCGACAACGACAGAATTTTCTAAGTAATTTCCAGTGGGCTCTGGCGAATCGACTATGCGCAGAAAACCAAACCATAGTCGTGGAAGACCTGAACGTCCAGGGGATGAAACGAAACCGCAGACTCAGCCACGCCATTCACAACATCAACTGGGCGAGTTTCGTCCAGAAGCTCACACAGAAGGCAGTGGAGTACGGAACTGAAGTCGTTAGAGCCGACAGGTTTTTCCCCTCGTCGAAGATGTGCAGTCGGTGCGGAGCCATTAAGCCGGGCCTGAAACTCAGCGACCGTACCTTCCGATGTGATTGCGGACACATCCAGGACAGGGATGTAAACGCAGCAATCAATCTCAGAAACTATTCTCTGAATAGAGTCTCGTCGAAGAACGGCGAGTACAGTCGTGGAGAGGCGGTAAGACCTATTCCAGTCGTTTACGATGGGATGGGCGGCTTCTGTGAAGCGATTACAGCAATAGGAGGCTGATTTTGGCAGAGCACGACTTTTTTCACAGACTCGCGAAGCACGGAACCAAGGTCCAGGATATGCTCCTCGACGACGAGAATATGTACAGAACCAAGTGCGAGCACTACCGAAACACGTCCGTGCGATCCGACGGAACGGCTCCGGACACCGACCCCGTGTTCGGCTACGAGACCCCCGATGCTTGGACGCTTGTAGCCGAAATCTACGGGGTCATCGACTGGGAGACCGACAAACGCAAGATCGAACGCCTCGGGTTTCTCCTTGAAGAAGGGGAGGCTGGCAGAACCACGCAGTTGCCCATGGTCTCGTACTTTCGCTACGCCGACGGCGTGGAGCCCGGGGATAGAATCGACGTAGACGTTTTCATCGACGGAACCGATACCCCGATAACAAGAAACCTGAAGGTCGCGGACATGAAAATCACCGGAAGGGGGTCGGAGGCCAGGTGTGCGTACCTGTTGCACCCGACTCGTGTTGACCAATGAAATCCAAGACCCAGGGGCTTTTCTCGCTTCGCATCCGCTTTGACGACGCCGAGGAGCGCTTGGAGAGGTATCACCTTTTCAACAGCGACGACTTCCACCGCCCTGGCCCCGACGGGCTCCACTACGTACCCGGAAAATTCTTTCTCGGAGACGAGCCCCGGATTCAAAGGGAGTTCTGCGCGTTTCTCGCCGAAGCTCTCAGGTCGAGGATCATGTTCGCCATCGAGACCCAGAGATACGAGAAGAAGTACAAGCCCCTGTCAGACAACTACGCGAAGTACAAACTCAAGTACTTCGACAACGACCTCTTCTGGTATCGCAGCGGGGAAATGTACGAATCCCTGGACTACTGGTATGTGCCCAGAAAGAAAGAATGGGTGGTGGGCGTGGACCCAGAGAAAAGAGCCACGGTTTACAAGATCAGAGGCGGGAGAGCCGTGCCTTTCAAGAAGTCCAAGGTCTACATGGAGGACATCATCAAATTCCTGGAGTTCGGAACCATGAGAGATGGGCAGGTGTGTATACCCCCGAGGCCCTTGTTCCGGCCCGCACTCCGGGAACTCAGCAAGCACGTGGGCCGGTACTACACGCAGTTCTTGAAGCTGTACTATCCGGAGTTGTACGCACGGTTGTAAATTTTTTATCATGTAGGCAGGAGGGCCAGATGAGAGTGTTTCCACAAAATATGGTCGAGTACCTCGACGTAAAAGTAGCTGGCCTTCTCAAGGAGAGGATCGCGGAAGCCTACGGCGGTAAAACGATCAACTGGCTGTACTGCCCCCCGGAACTCGCTTTCAGGTACGCGAAGCAAAAGTGGGGAGAGAGCTTTGCGCCTCTCGCCAACGTATATAGGATTTCCCCTATATCAGGGAACCAAGAGCGAAACACAAGGGACGCGGTTCTCGAAGGCCGCAGTGTTTTCTTCGACGCAGATAAACTTGAGGCCGTGGGGTTCTCCAGGTTTTTCGTAGACCTTGAATACCAGATCGACTTCTTCGCGGATCGCATGAACATCATCAATCACTTCGACCTCCGGTGGGAGGTTTTCCGCAGATACGACAACGCTTTCATCAACCTCGACCTCACGCCCGTGAACAACAGCGTGTACCCTGAATTTGATACCACACAGGAGTTCTTCAAGCTCTGGCTCACCGGGGATCGCCCCAGTGACAACACCGACTACGAGTCCGAGTACGACGCCGGACGCCTGTTTCGACACACCTACACCTTCGAGACCACACTGCCCGTGATTTACCGGCAGGACGGACTCCCGCTCTTGGATAAAATCGCTGTTGAAGTCGATACCCCGGTTTTGCTCGACGGCATAAACTTCGACATCAAAATGGATTACGGTAACTGACATGACATCAAAGGTAAAAGGTTACTGCTCAGCTTGTGGAATCTGGATACCCTCGCGACCCGGGCGTTATCCGGGAAGTTGCCCGACCTGCGGGGCTCCCTTGAATATCACCGAGCACCTCACCAGATTTCTCGACCCCCACTCCTTCAAAATGTATCTCGACTACAGGCACAGAATGAGCAAGTCCATGGCCTTCGATCTCGACATCGACGAAGTCGAGGAATTCTACGGCCCCGTGGACACCACGAGGGAACTCCATCGCTTCTTCGAGTTCATCGAGGACATCGGATATAAGGTCGTGTCGTACCTCGTGGACAAGCTCTCGCTTTGCGCACTCCGTGATCTCGACTATAAAAACGGCAAGGTGGTTTATCGCTATGTGGCAAAAAGAGAACGAGGTTATTGTCATGGACGGAACGTATCCCATAGTCTTCGAGGGCGACGAAGGGGGCCTGAGCGCATCTCTTCGGGTTTCCGTGATCTTCGTCCTGGACTTGATGCGCCCCCGGGTCTGGAACTGACCCGGGCCGACGTGAACCTCGGGGGAACCGACAGGGAGTACAGCGGATACCCGGAAAAGGAGTACGAAGAAGACATTTCCGGGTACGCGAGCTTCCCCTACGTGCCCCGGGGTAAAAAGTTGCAAACCTGAAAATGGCCTTTACAAAACGGTCGTCTTTGACGGCCTGCGTTTATCATATAGGTTGAAATCCAGAGGAGGTGGCTCAATGCCTCAGCACAAGATTTATCAGATCAAGAACTCGGGCCGTGAGGTGTCTGCTGTCCGTGTCTTGACCAAAGAAGGAAATCCGACCGTCATCAATGTTCCCTCGGGGACAACGCAGCGGTTTGTTGGAACCGTCCTCGGGTATGACTCGAAGACGATTACAGTCAAGGAGGTTGGATAATGGCTATCCTTCCTGGTGTTAATATCCGCGAAAAAGATACAACGTATTTCGCCGCCACGCAAGCCGGTGACATTCCCGTGGCTCTCGTTGGCGTCTTTGAGAAAGGCGACGACCGCGAGGCTTTCCTCGTTTCGGGAAAAGATGACGCCATCTACAAACTCGGTTCCGGAAACCCCGGGTTCTCCAAGGACTCCTACCACGCCATCGAGATCGCCAAGGAAACCAACTTGCTCTGGATCAAGCGCGTCTGTGGTGTCGGGGCTTCCTACGCGGCCTTCAAGATCAAGTCCTCGGGGGCCGCTGAGGCCGTTACCGGGGGCATGATTCTCCCGGACTCCTATGCCTTCGACAACATCGAAGTCACCGCCGAAGAAGGCCCCGAGGGTGACGGGGTTCTCACGAGCTTCGCGTTCACGCTCGCGGAAACCGGGTACGTGCTCGGAACCCTCGTCGTTCACCTCACGGTGGCCGCGGCTCCCGTGGTTCTCACCGACGACGGCACCGGGGTGCTCCTGGACTCCGGGGACGTGCAGCGCGGCACCGTGAATCCCACGACCGGCGCTGTTGCGCTCACCCTCGAAACCGCTCAGGACGACGGCGTGGCGATCACCGTTGACTACGAAGTCAGCGACGACACCGTCTTTGTCCTCTACCTCTCCTCGAAGGGGGACTGGGGTAACGGAGAATACGCTTTCACGATTCACCGCGACTACGACTACTTGTCGGAGTCCGGATACGAAGACCGCTTCATCCTCCTGCTGTCCCAGGTTATCTCCGGGGGATACACGTCCATCATCGAGATTCCCTGCTCGCGCTTGAACAAACTCGACGAAGCCGGGAACAGCCTCTTCATCGAAGACGCGATCCCCAGGGCCACGGACTTGCTGCTGGTCAAAAACAATCCCGCTATCGCGGGCACGGTGTTGCCGTTCCTTGAAGAGAACCGGATTTTCTCCGGCGGCTCTCAGGGCGGCGTGGTCTCCGATTCCGACATCGCCGCCGCATGGTCAGAGTTCGAGAACAAGGAGAAGTACCCGGACATCACTTTGCTCTGTGACAGCGGCCACGCCTCCTATGGAGTCGCCAACGCCATGAAGACCGTCGCCGAGGCCCGCAAGGACTGCGTGGCCATGCTCAGCGTTCCCTACACGGTCTTTATGTCCGGTGCCCAGGATGTCGTAGAATACCGCAAGGCCATCGGGGACTTCGATGGTATCGGTGGACACGATGCCGGGCTTGGCTTCAACACGTCGTGGTGTTACATCTACGATGTCTGGTCTCTCATCGACGACGTTCTCAACGACATCAAGGACATCACCATTTGTCCGTCGGCGCTCGCCACCGCGGTTGCGGCGCGCAGCGGGAAAATCAACCCCTATCTGCCGCCCGCGGGTATCCAGAGAGGCAACCTCAACGTCAAAGCCTTCGCCCGCTACTGGAAACAAGGTGAGCTTCAGATTCTCGCCGACGCCCAGGTCAATGCTTTCCGCAGGTTCTCCGGTGTTGGACGCGCGGTCTTCAGCGAGTTCTCCATGCAGACCGTTCCCAGCTACCTGTCGTACTTCAGCGCCAGGATGCTTATGATCTCCATTCGCAAGTCCCTGGACAGCGTGTGCATGGTTATGAACTTCGAGACCATCAACGAGCGCCTGTACGACCAGTTCCATTCCATCGTCGATGGAATTTTCTCAACCCTTCTTGGCAAAGACGCCGTCGAGAGCTACGAGATTTTCTGCGATGAGTCCATGCAGACTCAGCAGAGCAAGCTCGAAAAAACTCTCAATGCGTCCATCGTCTTTACTCCGACCTCCCACGCGAACACCATCAACATCGACCTGGTGCTCGCCAAGAGCGGAGCCAAGTACAGTGAGCTGGTGGGCTAACGAATGAGCGGGCAGAACCTCGTTGTCGCGTATCGGGAAAATGGGAACTACGTCGTGTTTCTCACGGACTCCGATACCGACTCCAAGTCTCTGATAAAGGACTTCGAGGACAAAGGGGTTTCTGCGCTCGCGAGTTATCTGGAGTCGTTTGACGACGACAAAGACAAGTTCTTCGACGAGCTTGACGGAAATCTGGAGGCCGCGATCCCCTATTCCCGGGACCGGCTTTCCGTGGTTTTTTCACGATATTTTTCTTAGGAGAAAAAAATGACGGGACTGTATAACGTAAAGCAGTTTATTTCCATGGGACAGCTCCAGAACAACTGGCTCTGGTCTTTCCGCATCCCCGCTCCCCCGGCCATTGGTGCGGGGATCGCAAACCTCGACTTTCTTGCCGCTGGCGTCACGCTTCCAGAGATCAGCAACTCAAAGCAGGAAATCGACTACCATGGAACCAAGCTCCAGGTTCCCGCGCGCAACGACTGGGGGAACAGCATCAGCATCGAGATGAAGGTCACCGAGGACATGCTCGTGTACAACGCCGCGCGGCGCTGGATCAGGGCCATGAACGACATGAAAGACGGGACCGGATTCCGCAGAGCGGACCTGGTGTCCATGGCTTTCGCGAAGTTCTACGCCATCGACGGCGTGACCATCAACAAGACCGTGACGTTCTTCAACATCTTCCCCGAGAAGGTATCGGAGCTGGAGTCCACGAACGACGGCGACGACTACATGACCGCGACCATCGACTTCTCCTACGACTACTTCGACGAGTCAGGTATTGTCCAAGGCTTGGAAACGGAAAGCCCGTGGCTCTGATTTACATAACCGATGGTGATGTGGTCACGGCTTCCGCTTCCCAGGACATTGATGTGGTGCTGGTGGAGTTCAAACAAAAAGAGGGTAAGCGCGTCAGGGAAGTAAAACTGCTTTCCTGTGCCGCAGAGAACCTCGACGACGAGCTGGAAAGGGTATTACGGTGAGATCAAAAGACCTTGTTGCCACTTTTGCTTCTCTTGGACAGCCACAGAACACGTGGCTGTTCTCCGTGTCTATTACTGGGTTTGGACACTCTGGCCGCTCTGGGTGGGGTGGACGATTTGGGTACGGATATGGTCCAGGTACTAAGAAATACCGAGAAGAGAATAGCAACGGTGAAGTTGATAGACTCTGTGAGCGCGCTCTCTCCGTAGATGCCCCGGAGGTTCAAATTGGTTCGGCGGGAGTGAATCGAGGTCCGAGGTCAGTGAACTACCCCAATGCCTATGGAATTGACGGTGACCTCTCGATCACATTCCTTGAGACCGAGGATAACATCGTAGAGGACTTTTATTACGCGCGCGTTGCGCATGTGTTTACCCCAACGGGTCTGAAATGGCTCCCGGGTACATACGCACAGGACATCAGAGTTAAGCGGTACGCACAGGACGGAAAAAAGGTGGTTTCCGAGAAACTGTATACCGGATGCTTTGTAAAGAAGATCAACTCCGTGGGCCTGTCGTCCGACGGAGAGAAGTACATAACGAGAACAATTACTTGGGCCGTGAATGGCATGAGTGTATCACAGAGGTGACGAACATGAGATGCAAAAAATCTGTGTTGGAAAAGTTGATGAACGGGCGTAAGTTTGCCATTGAGTCCGAGGAAGACCTGCCATCCGTGGGCTCCAAGGTTTTCGTGAAGATCAGCGAAGACCAGGTCATGTCCGGAACCGTGCTCGAATACATCAACACCATCAACGGTTCCCAGGGGGCGAGCTGCAAAGTTGACCTCGGGGACGGGAGTACAATCACTACTGCTCTTGATCGGGTTTTCGTCGAAGACCCTTCAAAAAATAAAGAGGAAAATTCTGAGGAGCCTTCGGAAGAGGGTGAAACCGGGCAAGAGGCCCTGGAAGGAGAAGTTGCCATGTCTGAGATCATTGATGAGATCAAAGAGGAAATCGAGGAAGTAGCGGAAGAGCTGGAGGAAGCCTCCGGTGTGGACGCCGAGACCGAGGAGGAAATCTCCGAGGACATCGCCGAACTGGAAGACGAGCTCGAAGAAGCTGAATCCGGGGAAGGTGAGGCCACCGTCGAAGACCTCGAAGAAGTGAAGGAAGAGCTGGAAGACATCAAGGAAGAGCTGGAAGAAGCTCTCGCCGAAGTCGAAGCCGGTGACACCGAGGTCGCGGAAGAAGTCGTCGAAGCCCTGGAAGAGGGTGAGGAACCCGCTGCGGAAGTCACCGACGAAGTCATCGAGGAAGCCGTCGCCGAACTCACGGAGGTCATCGACGAACTCGTCGAGGAGATCGCTGCCGTCGAGGAAGAGATCGCCGCCATCGCCGAGGACGCCGGTGAGGAAGTCAAGGAAGAGGCCACGGAGAGCTACAAGATGCGCTCCGTCGTCAAGGGCATCCAGAAGTTCCGCAAGAACTACAGGGTCGTGGCCCGCACCAAGCAGAGCAAGCGCGCCAAGGCTCTGGCCGCCATTAAGCTCCGGAAGCTCGTCAAGAAGTTCGCGGCTCGCCGCAAGGAACTCCGCAAGGGCTCCGCGGTCTACCGGCTGCTCGTGAGCTTGAACAACCCCAAGCGGAAGTCCAAGCTGTTCCGTCGCCTGCGGGCCATCAAGCACCGCGCCGTCGTCTCCAAGGTGTTCTGATAGTGGAAAGACTCGACTCCCCGGGGACTCCCGGGGAGCAGTTGAACTTGCCGCCGTTGGCTGGCAAAGCAGTACACAACACAAAGAGGTGAAATCTATTATGAGATTCTATAATCCGAGAAGCCGTCGGGTTCGCCCCGCTCTCTCCCTCATCCGCAGGCGCAGAGCCGCCCGCCGGATGGAAGCCCTGCGTATGCAGAGCCGCAGTAATCGCCGCCCGACCCTGAGCCGCCGCCCGATCATCGGCAGCCGCTCCGAGCTCCGTGGCGTCACCCG